CAAATGAATGATCTCATTAATGAAATAATAGCTGAGATCAAAAGAGATATTGATCTAGATAATATGATGGCTCTGAGAGACATGTTAACTAGACTGTTAGAGGATGGAGAGAACAAACATATACTAACCCGTTACTTATCTGAGTTCCCAGAACTACGAGAAGAATATAAGGACAAAAAATGAGCAAAGAGATTGATCACCAAGAGGCCGCTAGAAAGCTAACAAGAAAATATAATATCTATAGAACTGTAAGCAGTTTTAAGAAACCCAAGTTTAGAAGCGAGGATGATATTCAACAAATAATGTCTAAGGAGGACTGGGAGCGATACAGCTACCATATTAAAAATGTCTAATTTATTTATAAAGATGGTTGAATGGGAAGAAGTCATCAACGACCTTAACATTCCAGAAGGATTTGATAACGAAGGATTCAAGCTTGGGTTCTTAGTATTTAAAAATAAAAAAAGATTATATCCAGATCAATTGTTTTGGTTTAAATCAGATAAAAGCCGTTGGAAAGGTTTGGAGGATTATCTTGCTAAATAAACTTATTACCATTAGAATCGGGTTGTGTTGGTTAGTTGATTTGTTTTTAAAACTCCTCTACTCTCCTAATAGTATGATTCAACTAACTGGCACTTCATCATGACTCTCTTCATTATTGCCGTTATCATCTACTTGCTTCTCTTGGTTCTCGACCGACCCAGTAATCGTTGATTCTTTTTTACCGTCTATAGGCTCTTCATCTTCTTGATCTAGAGCCTTTTCATTATCTATCCCATCTTCTTGATCCAACGCATCTAATCCGTTCATCTCATCTTCCAGAGAAATTGGATCCAGAACATCTTCTTTGTTTTGCAGACTAGCTTCGACGACATTACCCAGGAGCTGAGAAAGTCTTGATTCAACCTCTTCCCGACTCATCTGATCTACCTTCCCGAACATGACTTCTTTACGATCAACAATCAAGCCCCCGACTTTCAATAAACTATTCTGTGCAGATATGGCCGCATTAAAAGACCCAGCTTCTAAAGCTTTGTCCCGAATGTCGTAAAGATCTTGTACAGCCCGATCATAATTAAGTTCATACTTCTTTTTAGCCTCATTCATCAGATAGTTATATTCTTTACGGATGAGAGGCTTTCTCATTAGTTTGTTGGCTGCTTGTCTGGGACTGGTATAACCAGCCTTGTAAGCACATTCTACGAGAGACAGGCGAGGATTGTTGACTGCTTGCCAAATAAAATTTCTTTGTCTTCTGTTGAGGGAGTTGTCTAGATTGGCATATTCAATGGGAGCTTCTTCATCTTCTGAAATGATAGTTTCGTATTCAAGTTTATTTTTTCTGAATCCCATATTTATTAAGCATATTAGAGTTTTGAGTAAATATAAGTAATACCTACCCCCACTTTACCCTAAAGTGTATTGTGAGGATACATTACAAAGAACAACCTAGTCAAGATATTTATAATATATTTATAAGGATATAGTCAAAGTCTTGTGACAAAAATGCAAAAAATAAAATAATCCGCAAACCCCGACTCCTATCATGTTTTATGACGTCACACATGTCTGACAAAAGTAGGACAATAATAGATTAGTCTTTATCTGGGGTCACTAATGACACATAAGACTCATCATCTGGTATGTCAATATACTGATCTAAAATGCAATCTATGAGATCTAACATCTTTTCATCATCAACAACCTCTCTTTGAAGTTGCGAGATAGAAAAGCTTAATGTTGTTAGTATTATGTGCTTTCGGTCTTCGCCTCTTGTAGTGAAATTGGTGAGTAAGCTTTCTAAACGAGAGACCACCTCTGACAAGGTAGGCTTCTTCATTTTAGTTTGTATTGGTACTATTTTAATTGTCATACCTAATATTAACGCAATTAGGTACTTTTTCTAGATTTCTTTTTTAATTTCTTTGCTTATGTACTTCATAAGAATATTTACAAGTTCTATGCGTTCGGATCTCGTTAGCTTTTTAAACTCTAACATAATGCTTTCTATTGCTTTTTGGCCTTCCATGCTGTTCCCCTAAATAAAGCAGGAGGTTTTTCGCTAAGCCCTCCTGATTGCTTTTAAATTTATCTAGCTCTAACTAAATAATACGATCTTAATAAATGTTTACTGTTTCTAGTAAGTCTTCGTTATGAAATAGCTCAACTTCCGCAGCCGGATCAAAGCAATCATACTTCAAATTTATTTTGTGATATTTTTTATATGCATCAACAATGTTAAAAGTTTTCTTGTCTGCATAATCTGCTTCGGCTTGGTCATATGATAAACGCATCATCATATACATATCTTTCGTTCCACTCATGTAATCTCCTTTGTTTCTAAATGTAGACATTATGCACAATTTAGATTAGAATGCAAACTTACATATATTATTACAGGAGAGTAATATGACATTTGATTATAAGAAACAAATTGATGCTTTGTTAGTATCAACACACACCAACGGCATAAGTAATGACGAAGTTAATTATGCTTTATTTAACCTAAAAGTAGCTATCGCTGAATTAACCGTTGCAGTTAACAACCTTAATATTACAGCAGAAGAAATCAAGGAGGTCTCTTAATGAATAAACTACCAGAAATATTAGAAAACCAAGATCATACAATTATTGGTGACGCTATTTACTTCCCAGATATGGAGCATAACTTCTACCATGAAGTACCAGGCATATCCTCATCTAACATAAGAAGATTTGGTCAGAGCCAGCTACATGCCTTTGAAGAGGAACATGAAACAACGGCAGCAATGCGCTTTGGAACTGCAGCTCATTCTTTAATAGTAGAGGGAGAGGAGGCCTTTGTTAATGATGTAGTTTGTTTAACTGGATCTCCGTATACCAATGCTAACAAAGATCTTAAGAAAGACTATGAAAGCAGAGGACTAACCGTTATTAATGCTAAAGAAAAAGATACTTTATACGGCATGAGAGAAGCCTTAATACCAGAGGGCGTAAAGTATTTATCTGCAGATGAAGGAGAATATCCAGAGATCTTTAACTCTCCGTTTGAGAGAGCTATCTTCTGGTGGGAAAAGAATCTTTTACTTAAGGTTAAGTCAGATGTTCTTAGATCGCCTATAGTCATTCCTCATGACTCTAATTCTATTATCTTAGTCGACTATAAGACTACTCAAGATTGTTCCGTCAGAGGCTTTACAAGCTCTATTAGGAAGTATCAGTATGATCTACAAGCGGCTTGGTATAAGAGAGGCTTTGAGAAGGCAGGATTTAAAGTTACAGACTTTATCTTTGTAGCTCAAGAAAAGAAGAAACCGTATGCAAGTAAAGTATTTAAGATGAGGCATGAGGATATGGATGATGATTGGCTTAAATTAGAATCACTTCTTGACGGATATAACGATGTATTAAATGGTAAGAAGGCAACCATATACAATTCACCAAGTGTTGTTGAGGTGGATTTAAATCGTGTAAATACAAATAATAGTTCTACAAATTTATGGAGTGATAAATGATGCAAACAGAAGAAGAAACTAACGACCCGGTAAATCCTAGCCACTATAAAAGTGGTGGGATTGAATGTATAGAGGCTATAAAGGCCGCTTTAACAAAGGAAGAGTTTAAGGGCTACTGCAAGGGCAATGCTATTAAATATATTTGGAGAGAGGATTTAAAGGATCAGAATATAGTAGACCTTCAAAAGTCTGTATGGTATCTCTTAAAACAGATAGAGGAGTTAGAGCAGCTGTAATGAGTGGCAAGGGATCAAAGAGAAGGCCGGAGGATCAAAAAAAAATAGAGTCTAACTGGGACAATATCTTTAAGAAGAAGAAGCGAAAGAAAGATCCCGACAAGGAAGGCTATATAAAAATAGAAAATCCAAGGAATTTCGTAACATAAAAAAGGGGCTTAACGCCCCTTTCGTTTACCTATTCTAACTTAAAAAGGTGGTACAGCTTCTGGTGGAGGGGACATCCCATCATTATCAGCAGGAGCATATAATCTTACTTTATTCTTATATGATTCTACTGTTACACCTTCGTTGTTAATCCACTTATCCTCATACTGGCTAAGCGTCAATGTAAGTGATTTACCTACAAATTCAGCACCAACATTAGGGAACTTTTTAAAGCCTGTAGCCTTAGTTAAAAACGTAAAGTTTTCGTTAGAAATCCTTTTAGCGTCTTCATTAACACTCCACAAGTTATACCACTCTGTATGATCTCGGTACTTACCTCCATCAATCTGGAATACTATCTTCTGTGTCCAGTTACCACTCTTCGCCTTGTACTTCTCTTCGCCAACAATCTTGGCTTTATAAGTACCATCCGGAGCAACTTCTGGGCCTTTCGACTCTGTTTGCTCTATATTATCAAAAAACTCAACGCCGTCAAAATCTGACATTACGCACTCTCCTTTTCTATATTAGTATTAAAACCTAATTTTGCAATTAGATCAGTTAAATTCGGCTTCTCAAAGGGTTCTAGCTTACCGCTACGGTCTTTAGCTGTATAGCCTTGACCTATCCTTGTTTGTAGCCATCTTGCAACAACCGCATTACCTTCATCATCTTGATCGTCCATAATGCGAATTGCTAAAACCTCGTCAAAGAAATACGTTATTGCATCTCCTAGAGGTTTACTTGCCATCTTAGGACCAAAGAAAAACACGCCGTCATTATTATCTTTGCCTTCTTTGCAAAGAAATAAGACATGCATGTCTAAGTCCCTAAATGATCTCATTAGACTGGTGACTGCCTCACTTACATTCTGGTAAGCCATTCTCCCGTCTTTGTTTCTGCCCTTTTCATGCACGAGAAGTATCTCGCTAATCTCCGAAACAGAGTCTAAACATACGCTATCGTACTTTAGTTCTCCGGACTTAAGAGCGCTGTAAACCTCTCTCAAATCATCATATGTTTTTACTTCTATAGCCGACACATTAGGTGCGTCTTTAATAGAAAGTAATCCTGCTTCAGCACTAATAACCAGAACAGATCCTGGCATAGTTTGTGTTGCATATGTTTTTCCGGCTCCTGCTTGACCATAAATAAGCAGCTTTGCTCCTTGTTGATCAACAAGCGCATCGGGCGTTGTTATTCTATCCTTTAAGCTCATATATCTCTACCTCCCGTAGTTATTTTAAAAATGAACTTGTAAATTATACACTAAGTAATTACAATATGTAAAACATATTATTTAGGAGAAGTAATCATGACAAGAAAGACAGACATAACATGGGTAGCCAACTACTACTTTAGAACGAAAGTAATGGCCACAAAAAAACTAAAGGAATTAGAGACTATGGGCGTACAACCAAAATATAAAGATAGGCAGGTTAAGAAATATACTTTATCTGACTATATAGAATTCTTAGGACACAAGAAAGCCTCAGAGGAGTTTGAATGTTCTGAAGCTTCTTGTAAATCTTGGAGATATGGATATAGACAACCGTCTATTGCGCAAGCAAAACAAATCATACAAGCGACTGAAGGAAGACTGGACTTTGAATCTATATATGGGTCGATTTCTGAAATATTAGAAACAGAAGTTTAAGTGTTTCAGCTAAATATAACCGAGGACGATACATCCTTGGAGCAAGCACTTGCCTACTATGATGATGGCTATAATGTTGTACCCCTGCAAAGGTCTAACAAAAAGCCACCCCCTTTCTTAAAAGATTGGGCGCAATACAAAACTGGAAGACCTACTAGGGAACTTGTAGAGTCTTGGTTTAAAGATAGAGACAACCTAGTTGTTGCTCTAGTGTGTGGTAATTTTATAGTCGTTGACGCTGACTCACCAGAGGCTATGGATTGGGTAGAAAGAAATCTACCAGCATGTCCTTTTAAAGTTGTAACTGGTAAAGGTATGCATTACTACTATAACAACCCGCAAAATTATACAACCTTCGCTACTAGAAGAACTAACGATACCCCTATAGAAAGACTGATAGATATCAGAGGTGTTGGAGGATTGATTATTGCTCCTTATAACCGTCATGCCAATGGGCAGGTGTATAAGCCAATTACCTTTCCAGATTGGAAGATATATGACCATACGGATCTCCCAGACTTTACTGAAATTGAGTACACAAAGATAACCGGTGTCCCAAAGATAGAAGTAAGTAAGCAGACAGCTCCTTTTTCATTAGACGGTGTATTAGAAGGCTCTAGGAACGACGGAGCGGCAAGAATAGCAGGATACTTAATATCTAAAGATATCAACTTAGACTTTGCTAGGGTTTTTTTACAAAACTGGAATAAGAATAACAATCCACCATTACCACAAAATGAGGTTGATTCTGTTTTAGATAATGTAAAGAAGACTCATGACAGGAAGAATCAGAAAGCACCATTATTTATCCAAGCAACTGAGACTATACAACCACCTGCAGATTTGTTTAATCCACCAGGTTTGATCAAAGATATGTTTAATTTTTGTGAAGAGATAGCGCAAGTTCCTCAACCAGAACTATCTTTAGTAGGAGCTTTATCACTAGCTAGTGTTACATGTGGCCGTTTATACAGAACAAGTATGAACAACTTCTCTAGCATGTATTTTATGTGTATAGCTAAGTCTGGACAGGGTAAGGAGAACATTAAGACTTTTGTTGAATCGGTTCTTAATGCCTCTGATCATGAGAAGCTTATTGTTGGAGATGGTTATACCTCTAGTGGTGCTGTGCATTCTGTTTTAAAGATGAGACCTACTCAAATAACTATTATGGATGAGTTTGGTAAAAGACTAGAAGCAATAGGATCTCAAGGAAACGCAAACAAAGAAGACGGCATACAGACTCTTATGGAAGCTTGGGGGCGTTGTCACGGGACTCTAAGGCCAGATAACTATTCTCTTATGAATGTGCAAGAAAACTATAAAGAGCAAATGATGAATAGGGTTACTCACAAACCTGCAATTACTTTAGTTGGTCTTTCTGTACCTAAGAACTTTTATGGTGCTTTGAACGGAGGACGTATTGCAGATGGATTCCTAAACCGTTTCGTAGTTGTTGAGTCTAACGAGCCAAGGAGGGTCGGTGATTTGAAAAGATTTAAAGAGCCACCTCTGTCATTAATTAACTGGGTTAATTATATAAGAAGAGATAGAGGAGGATTAAGCGATCCATCTAGAGACAATGCAGAGATTGATTTAAATCAAACTGTATTAGATTTTGACAGACAAGCAGAAGAGCAATTACAAGACTTTGCTAGGGAGATTGTTAAAAGGCAGGATGTTTTAGAAAAAGATAATCTTGAGCCGTTATTAAGTAGATCTAAAGAAAAGGCAATGCGATTAGCTTTGCTATGTACTTTAGCCTCTAAGGTAGACTCTCTGGTCATTACTGGCGATGTTATGAAGTGGGCTATAGATTACATTAGATATTACGATCTTATGTTTATAGAAGCTTGTAGAGATAAAGTTGCAAGTTCAGCAACTGAGTCAAAGATTAAGCAGGTATTGTCATTTATTAAATCTAGGAATGGCGATGGCATATCTAAAAGGGAAGTAGATAGACATGAATTATTTAGAAGCATGAAGTCTTATGAGGTTAAAGAGATTATAGAAAGACTTAAGAATGCCGGAGAGATACAAGAAATAGAAATTAAAATTGGAGGTAAGGGTAGACCTACTAAAAGATTGGTAGCTGTTGATCCTAACTTCTTTGAGGAATGATTATGAAGACACCATCACTAGAGACGAGAGACGATCAAAAACGAGAAGAGAGGGTTGCAGGCTTCTTAGAAGGACTGTGGGGAGTCAGCTGTCATAAGCTACCCACCAGTTACTCTTTAGATTATTGGATAGAGTCTCAAGACAAATGTTTTTGGTGCGAAGTTAAATGCAGAAGCTTTGGATATGATAAGTACGATACCTTTGTTCTATCTGCTAATAAGATGCGCAAAGGGTCTTCCTTTGCTTTAGCTACAGGAAATCCTTATATAACGGTGTATGCAATGACTGATGGTGTTTATATGCATGAATGGAAACCTGGGTTTAAGTATGACATAAGAATGAATGTTAGTGAAAACCCTACCTATGATGACGACAATGAGCCGTATATACATATAGCAAAAGAAGATCTCGTTTGTTTGTCTACCACTCCGTTAGGAATGGATAGCAACCAAATAGGATTTTAAACTATAGGTCTTCCGCCTATTCTTTCTGCAAAGTCTAATCTTTCTTGATCCATACCGCCCATTCCAGCTAGGCCTCCTGTCTGAACTGAAGAGACATCAGGCATTTCTATTTGTGATGTTTTTAATCCTGTTTTAACTTGGTTTTCAACGTCTTGTAAAGCGTTAACGCCTTGGTTGAGTAATTTTTTACCTGGTTCAAGCAGTTTATCTAATCCAATAGCCTCGCCAGCTTGATCAAACATATCCCCGGTTAAGTCGCCAAGGGTTTCAACTCCCATTCCGAACTTTCTTGTAAAGTATTGGCTTAGAGCTTTTTCAACAGCATCTACCAAGATCATAATAGATCCCTTGTCATTTTTAGCTAGAAGGCTAACAAAATACCCGTTACTAAAAATTTGTCTTGCAATGGCTAGACCAGCTATTGTAGGAAGAACAGCTAAAGGGTTTAAGGCCATAGCAGCTCCAATTCCAGCAGCAACCAAAGAACCAGTCTGCGCTCCTCTACCTGCCTCGCCTTTAGTAAACGAATCAATAGACCTTTGAAAGTTTTTTAAACCTTGTGTTAATTCTTTTCCAAACATAGCCTCTAAAGTTGGATCACTATAAGAA